GTTAAATATAAAAGCTAATCGAAGTTAACTATTAAAGCGTGTTAAGACCGTGAACGTATACTTTTCCGTAGAATTCTGGACGAACTACTTGTTTTGCGTAACGAGTCATCACACCTTTACGTGGAGTGAAGTTAACTGGATCGTATACAAGTGGAGTCATGATTAACGGAATATATGGAGCAAAGACCGCACCTGTTTCAAGGAACTGAGAACCTCTAAAGCCCATTAAGATTACATTTTCTTTCATGTATGGGTTTTTGTAAACTGTATAACGGTTATTGATTGCACCAATTTTTTGTACACCGGCAGCAAATTCCATTTTAGTACCATCTGTGTCGGCAGCAAATCCTGGAATAGACTCAAGGATAGTTGCAACTGCTGGAGATGTTACAAGGAAGTTAGCACCACCACGTAATGTTTTTTTGGTGAATTTTATTAGATACTTTTTGAAGTTTAGTACCTAAAGTTTGGAACCATCCACCTTGGGTGTTGTAGAATCCATCACCTAATCCTGGAGTAGCTGTACCTGCAGCAAGAGTTGTAAATGCGGTACCATCCCAAATTGTGTTGTTTCGAGCTGACCAATATTCAGTTGTTGGAGCTGCTGAAATTAACATATCAAGGATCTCAAGGTCGATTTCCATTGATACATACTCAGACAACATTGAAGTCAATTCAGCTTCAGCATCAATTGAATGATATGCATTCAAATCTTGAGCAAATTCAGGTGTCCATACAGCCTTTAACTTACGTGTTTTAGCAACAATTGGGTTAGACTGCATTTCAAGGTTGATTTCTGGAATATCGATATCGGTGTTGTATCCGTTTCCGTAAGCACCTTTATTATCTTCAAAATCACCTCTTGTAATATCTGTAGGTTGTTTGCTATAATTCAATTTCAAGTTACCAGCATCAATTGCTAATTGAACTGCTGCAAATTGTACTGAACTAGACATTACAAATGATGCAGTAAAGTTAGAATTCACAGTTGAAAATGCTTGTACTGGAATAATCTCAGCAGCACCAGAACCAGATAATAATGTAAATGAACGAATTGCATAAAGGTCAGCATCGGTTGGAATGTTAACTGTTAACATTTTGTATGCAGTTGAACCTGAATAAGAAGAATCTCCATTTACTTGAGCTGCAGTTGGAGTAGATCCAGTTGCGGCAGTTACAGCTGATGAAGAATAATTGTTGATTGAATAACCAAAACGACCAGCACCATAAAGACCACCTGATGGATCATTTGCAGTAGTGGTAACACCAAACATTGAGTCATCAGCGTTAGGAGAACCAAATGGATCACCTGTTCTGTTGTTGTTATCGTTGTCAAATCCTGGTTGAGATGTACCATATTTAAAGTCTAGATAAAATACAAGACCTGATGGCAAATTCATTGGTTGAACTGAAACGAATTCTTTTGCAGCAAATTCAGCAAAGATACGACGTACCAATGGAAGTGCTACACCTGCCCACTCTTCTGAACCAGCTGATGTTCCTGTTGCAGAAGCTTCTTTTACTAATTGACGTGCTTGGTTTTCAAGCAATTGTGCCATTCCGGCTTTTTCGGTCTCACCACGAAGACCTTCTAATAAACCTGTTCTTTCCCACTTTGCAGCTAAAGCTTTTGCATTGTTTCGTTGAACAAAGTCATTAGTTTGAAGTAAGTTTGAAATACTCATCTTTTTTCCTTTGTTTTTGTTTTTTTTTGTTTTACAATAATCCTGCTAATTTTTTCCATCGGTTTGCTAATTCAAAACCTTCAGATAAAACTTGCGTTGTTTGTTTTGACGGAGCAGTGGTTGTCGTTGCACGTGACGCGTAAGATTCTTTAACTACACGTTTTTTTGCTGGACGATTAAAGCTTTCTGCTAACGTCGTAAATACTAATTTTACTTCTCTTGTATTACCAGCTCTATCAAAATTTTCAATTACTTTCATTTTTTGATTTTCTGATAATTCAAAATTACGGAACAATTTGTTTGTGTAAAGAAGTTTAGCGTTTAAAAGATTTACTTCTGATAATATTCCTTGAAGTTGTTTAACGGTACGATATGCTTCTTGAAGTTCTTCTTCTTTTTCAGCCATCGCTTCTTCCATTGTAATATCTTCATCTTCATCATCATCTGCAACAATGTCATCAATCATTACATCATCTTCACGCAAAATTGCTTCAATGATTTCATCAATTGACTCTTCTGATTCATCTTCTTCATATGCTTCTGGCATCATCATCTCATCTTCATCCTCATCTTCTCCATATGCTTCTGGCATCATCATCTCATCTTCATCTTCTAAATCACCTTCCAACTCTCGGATAATTTCGTCTAGATTTAATTCGTCTCCGTGTGAACCGCTGTGGCCTGAATAATCTTCATTGTATTCTGCAGACATTTCTTCTTCAGATGCAGGAGCTTCTTCTTCACCTGCAACTTCTTCTTCGCCACCTGCTGTTTTTGAATAAATGTCAAATTCATCAAATTCACCATTGCCATCAACATCGATTGATAAATCACCAACATCATTTCCCATCGCACCCGTTTCTGCAGCATCTGCTGCATTTGCATTTGCAACGGCGGTTTCATCGCCCATTGCGTCTGCATCTTCTTCGCCTTCGATTTCGTTTGTTAAACGTGTAGCTAACATTCTTTCTAATCGAGGAGCAAAGGCTTCTTGTAAAGCAATTTTTGCGTTTGCTAAAGCAGTTTCTTTAACAGCCTTCGCATCAGCAATTGCTTCTTTTAGCAAGTCTGATTTTGCCATCTTTTTTTCTCCTTAAATTTTGTTTTTGGAAATAAGATTATTTGAAATCTTAATAGAATATAAATAATTTTTCATTGACGCTATATTGGG